GCGGGCTCCGCCCGCCGGATTGTCGAGGCTGGAAAGCGGACTGAAGAGGCTTGGGCAGTATAATCATTTGTGCGCGAGAACGTTGCGAATGAGGACTATGAGCGGCTGCGGGAAGCCCTGGCCTTCGCGGCTGCAGAGGAGCGTGAATTTGCGTCAGCCTTGTCGCAGTTGGGCGGGAAGCAAATGAAGAGCCGGCTCTATGACCCGGCGGACCAGCTGCGGTGGCTCGCGGTGCGCGCCTTGCGGCTGGCCTACCGGGTCGACGCGCGGGCTGTCGCCGAGGCCGCCCTGCGGGCCATGGGCGGTGGCCTCAAGCCGCTCCCACCGCCCTACAAGCTGTGGACGCCGACCGGCCTCGAGCTCGTAAGGCGGGCGCTGATCGAAGCGCACCCCAACAGCTGGGCCCAGTGGGCTGAGGAGCAGCGCCAGCTCGCGAGCCTCGCCTTACTGGCGAAGCCCGCGCCGGCCTTGGACGAGAACCGCTATGTCCCGGTCTACCTGCGGCGGATCAAGTCGGTGCGCCGCCGCCAACTCCTCCGCTCCCGCTACGGAAAGCCGTTCCGCAACAATTTCTGGAGGGCCGGGTAAGCAATGCAGCGCTTCGACGCCGACTTCCTGCGGGCCGCCTTGCGCCTGCTGGTCCGCGACCGGGAGTTTCTCCGCCAGTTCGGAGGTGTCCTAGAGGCAGACGACTTCCTGGCGGCGGAGAACGACCTGGCGGCCAAGGACATCTGGATGGCCGCCAGTGTAGCCTTGGACCACTGGCGGAAGTTCCGCGAGCCGGTGGGCGCCCTTTTGCCCTCCGCCCTCGAACGCGCGGCGAAGCTCGGGAAGCTGGGCGAGCGCCGTAAGCTCGGCCTCCGGCAGCTGGCCCGGGACGTCCTGAAGGGCAAACTTGACAACGTGAGGGCGGTGACGGCCCAGATCCAGGAGTTCAAGCGCCACGCCCGGCTGTCGAAAGCCCTGGAGGATCTTCTCCAACTGCAAGCGGTCGGCGAACTCGACGAGGCGAAGTTCGCAGAGATCGTCCGCAGCGTCTCGCAGGACGGCCTGGAAGCGCGCCCCGTTCCAGTGAAGGACTTTCTGGAGACGGTGGAGGAGCGGATTGAGAGGCGGCGCCTCCGCGAGCAGGCCGTCCGCTACCCCGTGCTCTTTATCGACCCTTTCGACGCGATGGTGAAGGCTATCGCGCCGGGCCATCTGGGCTGCGTCGCCGCCCCGTATAAGCGGGGCAAGTCGATGTTCCTGATGTGGGTGGCTATCGCCTACATGATGCAGCGTCTGAACGTGCTCTACGTCACACTGGAAGACCCTGGCGAGGATGTCGAAGACCGCTTCGACGCCGCAATAACCCACTTGCAGCTGGACTCGCTGCGGGAGAAAGAGGCGGCGGTGCGCAAGCGGGTGGCCCGCTTCCGTTCGATCGTCCGGGGCCGCCTCCGCGTGTATGACGGAACGGAATCTCACGTCACGGTAGCCGACCTAGAGCAGTACTATCTGGAGCAGCGGGAGATGGGCTTTGCCGCCGACGCGCTGATTGTCGATTACGACGACGAGCTGAAGGCGGGCAAGCGCCACCACGAGCGGCGTCTCGAACTGGCCGAGATCTATCGGGACTTGCGGCGGCTGGCGGGCCGCTACCGCTTACTGGTCTGGACCGCCGCGCAGACCCAGCGCGGGACGGACGACAAGAAGGTGCTGACCGGGGATACACTAGCAGAGGACATTAGCAAGGCGAGAAAGGTCAGCCTGCTACTGAGCCTAGGCCAGGGAGACCTAGGCGAGGAGTCCATCCACATCTACGTAGCCGCGCACAAGTACGACCGGCAGCGTATTGGATGCACGGTCATCAGCGACAAGTCGAGGATGCTGATTTACGACCGACAGAAGACGCTCAAAGCCTTGTCCCGGAGAAAGAAGCCGTGACCTTCAACGAATTCCTGACCGTGCGTGGCGTGCGGTGGAAGCCGCACTACCGCTCCGGTGAAGTACGCCTCTGCTGCCCGTTCTGCGGGGAGTCGAAGTATCGGCTGGGGCTGAATTGGCTCGAGGATATCGGCCACTGTTTCCATTGCGGCTGGAGCCGCCGGAGCAGCGCCGTCAAGGCCGTGCTGCGCGAACTCCAGATCCGGCCCGAGCCGGGGCTGCTGGACAAACGGGTTCCGCTTGAGGAGAAGGCTCCAGAGCGGGAGCCTCTTCCCGCCGATTTTACGCCCTTGTGGTCCTTGAGCCGGGAGGACGGGCCGCCGTTCACGCTGGGCCTGGACTATTTCCTGCAGCGTGGGTTCACGCTGGAGGACGCGCGCCGGTGCCGCATCGGCCTCAGCGTGACAGGGCGCTACGCCTACCGGCTCATCATCCCCGTCTATTGGGAGCGCAAGCTGCGGAGTTTCCTGGCCCGTTCCTTCTGCGGGCGGGAGCCGAAATATCTGAATAGCCGCGGCAAGAGGTACATTTGGAATCTGGACCAGCGGACGCCCCGCATCGTCTTGGCCGAAGGGGTCTTCAAGGCGATGGCGCTCCAGAAGGCGTTTCCTCTGCTACATTGCGCGGCCAGCCTCGGGCACTCGCTTTCCGAGGAGCAGCTGGGCCAGCTGGCTTCGGCCGGCGTCGAGCAGGTGCTTCTGTGGCCCGATCCCGACGCCGCGGGTCTTCTCGGCGTGTTAGGCATGGCCGAGCAGCTGGCACGCGCCGGCATCGAGGTGGAATTGCCGGCCAAGATCCCAGCACGCCAGGCCGACGAGATGGCCTTGGCGACACTGCGGGGCTTCATGACTACGTTTCAGCCTCCCGGGGTGGCGCTGCGCAACGCTTACCGGTTTGAGGCGGGGAGGAGGCGCTAGCGGTATGGGCGCCCACCGGATTTGCATTGTGGACGCGAAGAACCTGCTGTTCTTCTGCCAGCAGGGAGGCGACCCGGCCGCCGCTTTCGTCCGCAAGCTCGCCTCCGCCGTGGCGGTGTTCCCGGGCCTTCCCGTCCTGGTCTGGGACTATGGCATCCCCGGCCTTCCACGCGATCGTGAGCAGTGGAACTGGCGCCGGCTGGAGCCCCATTTCGATTACAAGGGCAACCGCCGCCCTAGCGACATCTCCCGGGCGGTCAAGAGGTCGATGCTCCCGGTCGCGAAGACCGCAGACCGCCTCTCGATTGTGCAGGCGGGCATCGCCGGCCTCGAAGCCGACGATGTGGTGGGCTTCCTCTGCGGAGCCCTAGAGCGGCGCGGGTGCCAAATCGCTATTGTGAGCAACGACCGCGACTATTACCAGCTGGTCGGGGGCCGGGTAGTGCAGCTGCGGCCGGTGCAGGGCCGTTGGGAAGTCTACGACGAGGTTCGGGTGAGGCGGGAGATGGGAGTAGCTCCAGAGGACGTAGCGAAGGTCAAGGCGGTAGCAGGAGACAGCGGAGACCACTTCCAGCCGGTGGCCGGCGTGGGCTTTGCGACCGCCCGGCAGTATGTCTGCGTTTACGGGCTCGATCCCAGCTGCCGCAGGTGGCTCGACCTGCCTGCCGAGGTAAGGGCTCGGTTCAGCGGCTTCAAGCGCATCTGGGAGCGCTTCCATACGAGCTATCGTTTGGCCCACCTGGCCAAAGACCCCTTGCAGGCGCACTGCCCGGAGGACTTGAGGCGGCGGGCCGCACGCGAGATCGAGGCTGTCGCCGAGGACTTGAGCCGGAACTACCGGCAGATCGCTGGCGCCTTGGGCCGGTGCGTAGTAGACTACTGCAGAGGCGAACCGGCCTCGTTGCGGGACATGGCTCCGCTAGCCGCCTTGTCCCGGGGATTCCGCAGGAAGGAGAAGCGATGAAGGATAGCGCTAAGCTTGCCGCGTCGAGATTGCACATGAGGTTGAAGCAGAATAGCCGTGTGCGCTACGACCTCGAGGATCTTGCCCAGGAGTGCCGCTTGAAGCTGCTGTTGGTCGGCTCCCGGTACAGCGCCGATAGGGGGGCTTCGCGGAGTACTTGGGAGTACGTTGTCGCGGCAAACCATCTGAAGGACGTCCTGAAGCGCATGAAGAGGATGAGCCGGGAGTCGCCCGCAGACTACGCCCAGCCTTCATTTCCGCACCCGAAAGGCTCGCTTTGCTGGTCGGGCATCGCGCGCAAGGACGTCTGCAAGCTCCTTCTCCTGCTCGACAGGGACGCGCGTGAGTTCATGGAGTCGTTGCTGCGCGGTGAAGGACGAGTGTCGATTAGCCGCGCCCGCCGGCATGCAAAGGAGATCCGCGAAGCGGCGGAGTTGCTCGGGCTCACCTACGAGGATCTAAGGGCGTGCCTGCTGTAGTGTCTCCCGTCCTGGCTCTCGTCTTGGGCCGGCAGGCGGGCGTGGCCGTCTGCCGGGAGTGCCTGCAGTGGCTGACCGCCGCCCAGGTAGCGGTGGGCGAGTACGACCCGGAGACGGCTACCTGCGCAGAGTGCTTCGCTGGGATGGCGGCCGACCGCGCCCACTGCTTCGCGGCCCGGTACGAGTTCTCCGATCCTCAGTGCAGGACGGTGTGCGAGGATAGGAAGTGGTGTCGGAATTGGCCCGCCCGGTCAACTGCGGCGCTTGAGGGCGCGGCGCGGCGGCTGCGTATAACTGCAATGGTGAGGCGAATATGGCCGGGGATTTCGACGGCGGCCGCCCGCAGGGCGCTGCTTCGCAAGACGCCCAAGGAACTGAAAGCCGACATCTCGAAGAGCCGGCTCAGCGCCGAGGAGAAGGCCCAGTTGTTCCGCGATGTAGGATTGGAGGACGACTTATGAGTGAGGGCAAGCCTTTCGAGTTCTATTTCAGCGGCCTGATGCGAGGCTCTCCTCCGCAGGGGGAGTGGGGCATGAGGCAGCACGCTCGCTGGCAGAACAGGTGCTTCAGCTACTACTATCTCGAACGCACCCGCGGCCGGGGCTCCAGGAGCCTGGGGGCCTACTTTGAGGGCTACGAGCAGTCTCCCGACAACCGGAAGGTACTGCTGGACAGCGGCGCCTTTACACTCCTCATGAAGCTCCGCCGTACCGGCAAGACGCTCAATCAGAAGCAAGTCGATGAGTACTTGGACAAGTATCTTGCCTACGTCCGCGAGTGGCTTGCGGGGCCGTTGCGCGACGGCCTGTACGCTTTCGTGACGCTCGACTATACACGAGACCCGAAGACGGTTTACGAGGTCACGACCCGCATCCGCAAGACGGGGCTGGTTCCAATGCCGGTATGGCACTGTTCCGCCGACTTTACGTGGCTCGAAGCCTATATGAAGGACAAATACCCGCTTATTGGGATCGGCTGGATCGGGACTAAGGACGGGATGTTCCAAGATCGGCGCGCCCGTTTCTGGTCCGCGGCGTTCAATTTGGCAGCCAAATACGGGGTGGATTTGCACGGCCTAGGGATCAGTAGCCTCCACAATTGGCGCTTCCCTTGGCGGTCAGCTGATTCAGCGTTGTGGCTTCAGCAAGCTTCACTTGGGAAGATCCTGATTACGGACGGGCCGCGCGGCCTCGCAAGCCAGGTCATCATAAGCCCGCGGAGTACGCACCGCAATACCGGCTCGAAGGTGCATCTAATGGATGCGGCTGTTGTGGCGATTATCCGCAAGATTGTGGAACAGGAAGGCTTCGATTTCGAGCGGCTCCAGACCGATTGGTTTCAGCGCTGCGTATTTAACGTCAAGCAGTTCCAGAAGGCGGCTGCGCAGCGGAATGCTGAAGGTGCGTGGGCTCCGGTTCTTTGATACTGCGATAGGAGAGAGCGAGTGACCAACCATACATTTCACGACGAGAAGCCGGCGAAGGCGACCGCCGACCGTCTGGAGGCCGCTCTGGCCGAGTTCCTGTATTCGTCGCCGTGGCTTCTTCGGACAATCGGTGAAGAGCACTTGCTGGGGACTCCCTCTCGGGTAGTCAGGATGTACTACGAACTGTTTTCAGGGTGCCTCGTAGACCCGCAGACGGCCTTGAATACGGTCTTCCCTTCGGCCAGCGACGAGATGGTGACGATCTACGATATCCCGGTGACGAGTGTTTGCGCTCACCACTTGCTGCCTTTCTACGGCCGCGCTCATTTCGCCTACATTCCTAACGGCCACATTGTCGGCCTGTCGAAGATTCCCCGGCTCATCAATATCCTCGCGAAGCGTCCGCAGGTACAGGAGAACCTGACCTGCCAGATCGCCGACGAGTTTATGAGGTCTCAAGTAGCGCCACGGGGCGTAGCCGTCTGCATCGACGCGGTACATACCTGCATGACGGCTCGCGGTGTCGAGAAGCCGGCGGTGACTCGGACGACCGCCTTGCGGGGGCTATTCATGAGCCAGGATAAGGCCGCGAAGGAGTTTCTCAACGGAGTCAGGAGGCTCGAATTATGAAGCTAGATACCGCAGCGTTCCGCGCAGCGATCCGGTTGGTGGACTTTGTACCCTACCGGCCAGGCATCCACCCGTCGGAGTTCATTGGGATGAGCGCCGGCAAGAACGGCCTGGAGTTCCGCTTGGCGTCGGATCTGGTGGGCGTGAGCTACGTTCCCCTGCCGGGAGGTGCTGAGAAGCTTCCGCCCAAGTTCTTCTTCGACAGGCTGCAGCTGGTTCCTTTCGTCAACGGGCTCGACGAGGCGAAGCCGTTCGACCTGGAGTTCAGCGACGGGGCGGTCGTGATCCGGCAGGGCAGCCGGAAAGCCCGCTACAGCGCCCTTGGCGCATCCCACTCCTACCCGAATGCGGAGGCGCCTTCGGGGGACGGGGTTGTGCTCGACGAGGCGTTGCTGGGCGAGGTCAAGCTCGCCAGCAACTACGCCGGGCGGGCGACGATGGCGCCCGAGCTCATGGCCGTTTGGTTCGAGCCGAGCCTCGGAGGCGTCTGCGCCACAGACCGTTTCAGCATCTACTACGCAGAGGTGAAGTTGAAGGCGAAAGCGGTCATCTTCCCCGCGGCGATGGCCGACGCCTACGAGCCTGGGCTCCAGATCGCAATGGGCGAGAGTTCCGTGTGCTTGAAGTCGCCGAGCGGCTTGCTGTTCCAGACTCTCACCGAGCCAATGCTGAAGAAATTTCCCCTGGCTTCAATCCGGCCTTATGCGCAGGCGCTGAAGAAGTTTGAGCCCGTCCTTACCTTCAAGCGGGGCCAGCTACCCGAGGCGCTGACCCGGATGCGGCTGTGCCTGCCCTCAGCTGCCAGCGAAATGGCCTCTGTCGAGGTGTCGTCTGTTGGTACGGGAAAGCTCCGCTTCCACACGCGGGCGTCCCAAGTCGAACTCACCGAGACGGTAAAGTACGAGGGGGCGTCCGATATCAAGGCAGAGTGGCTCCTGTCCTCCGTCCTTCCGTTCCTCGCCTCTCTACAGGAAGACGAAGACGTACAAGTAAGTTGGGAGGCTTCCTCGCCCTATGTATTCCGGGCGGTGAAGTCGCGCCGGGTACTTGTGAGTGCGAGAAGGAGCGGCTGATGTCTCTGTGGCAGGGAGTATTGGGCAGCAACGAGCTCTTGGTCCCGGGAAGGGGCAAGCGGATCGGCTGCAGCGGCTGCCCGCTCGACAAGACCGGGGCCAAGGTGATTGGGCTGGACCGCATCCGGGGCCGGCGGCTGATGATCTGGGGCCAGGCTCCCGGAGCGGAGGAGGAGCGGAAGGGCCTCGAGTTTGTCGGGCGGTCGGGAGTGTGGCTGTGGAAGGAGCTGGCCCGGGTCGGGGTCAAGCGGGAGCAGGCCGACATTCAGAACGTCGTGCGCTGCCGGCCTTGCGAGCCGGACCACGATACCGGAAGGCTCCACGACCGCGAGCCTACGCGCGACGAGCTGTCGCACTGCGCCGCTTACAACCAGTTCGCCTTGCAGAAGAACGGAGGCGCCGCCGTCCTGCACCTTGTGTTCGGGAGAGTCGCCGCCCGCCAGCTACTGGGCCCGGAGTACGACCCCGACCTGCCCTTTCTGTGGAGTGAGAAGCTGGCGGCTTGGGTGGCGCTCCTCGACCATCCAAGCTACTTCCTCCACGGGGCGCCGAAGTGGCGTCTCGAGCAATTCCGGCAGAGGCTCGCGCAAGCGGTGGAGAAGCTCCGGCACCCGGGGCGCTGGGAGTCTATCGACAAGCAGGATTGCCGCCTCGCACGGCTCGAGGATCTCGAAGCGCTGCACCGGAAGGCGCGGCAAAGCGGGGAGCGGATTGCGGTTGATATTGAGGACACCGCCGGAGAAGACTTCCGGCGGAAGATCCTCTGCATTGGGTTCTGCCTCGATGGCCGGACGGCCTACGTTGTACCGGTAGGGCACCCAGAGGCGAAGAGGAGCCCGAAGCTCGTCCGCAAGGCTGTAGAGATTCTCGAAGACGCTTCGGTGAAGAAGGCTCTCCAGTACGGGTGCTACGACGCCGATAGCTTGCAAGAGGGGCTCGGCTGCAGGCTCCGCGGCTATGATTTCGATACCCAGCACGCCCACTACCTTTACGAGCCCCATAAGCGGGCCCACGGGCTAGAGGTGATCGCGAGCCAGAGCTACTTCGAGTTTGTGGGCTGGAAAGACCTGGTGAAGGAGAACTACTCCCAGCTAGACAAGGTGCCCTTGCCGAAGCTCGTCCGCTACAACGGCATCGACTGTATCTTGACGAAGCGCATTGAGAAGGATCTCCGGGGGAAGGTGCCCGCTCCCTTGGTCGAGATGTACTCGTACGCGGGCCGGACGCTGTACCGGATGGAGAAGGTGGGTCCGTATTTGGACCGCGAGGAGCTCAAGCAGCTGAAGCCGAGGATTCGGAAGCTGGCGAAAGCCCGCGCTGAGGAACTGAAGCGGCTGGCTGGAGACCCGGCCTTCAATCCGGGCTCGTTCCGCGGCATCGCTGTGCTGCTGTACGACAAGCTCCGCCTCTCCACCGAGTCGGGGACACGCTCGACATCCAACGAGGTGCTGAGCGTTCTGTACCAGCAGACCAGCCACCCGGTCATCCCGATCGTTCTTCAGTACCGCGAGTACTCGAAGATCCTTTCGACCTACATCACAAACTACGAGCGCAGTGCCAACCTGAACGAGGGGCAGGTGCGTACGAGATGGTTTCTCACCGGCGCCGTGACCGGCCGCCTCCGCAGTGGTGGTGGGGAGGAGAAGGGCCGCATCAACATGCAGAACCTGCACGGCGACAAACACCTGCAGAATCTGCTAGTGAGCGATCTAGAGTGGCGCTCCGTGGCCAAGTGGTCGCCGGGGGAGCCGCTTGGAGATCTGGAGCGCTTGTCGGTCTTCCTCGCCCTCGACTATTCGCAGATCGAGATACGGATGCTGGCCGAATGTAGTGGAGACCCTCTTCTGACGCAGCAGTTCCGGGAAGGGCTCGACATCCACTGCGCGGTCGGCCATGCGCTGAATCCGAAGTGGAAGCCGGAGCAGATCAAACAGAACAAGCAGCTGCGGACGTTCATCAAGAACTGCCATTTCGGCATGGTCTACGGCCTCGATCCCGGAGGCTTGTACTACTACTTGCAGACCAAGGGAGTGAAGACGACGCAGAGAGAAGTCGAAGACTTTGTGAAACGCTACTTCAAGCGGTACAAGGGAGTCGCTGAGTTCATCGAGGCGCAGCGGGCCCAGGCCCAGAAGCAAGGCTATGTCGAGACAATCTTCGGCTTCCGGCGGTTCATTGGAGAAGAGTACGACGAGGATCGAAAGACGAATCCGATGAACCAAGCTGTCAATTCACCGATTCAGGGAGCCGCCCATACGCTGTTATTGAACGCGCTTGCGCTGTTGAGCCGCAAGCCCGCCACCTATAAGGTGCTCGGGACGCCCTTGATGGAAGTCCACGACGCCATTGTCTTCAGTGTCGAGTTGGGGCGCCTTCCCGAAGCTTGGCGCACCGCGAAGAAGCTCTTGGAGGAGGATGTTCCCGCCGAATGCGAGCGCCTGTTCAAACGGAAGTTGAGCGTGCCTCTGCTCAGCGAAGCTGAGGCTGGATTCCGGTACGGGACAAAGGTGGAGTTGCCCGACGTTCCTGAAGTGCCCCGCTTTCTCGAGCGTTGGCTGGAAGCGAACCGGAAGGCCCAGGAAGAGGCCGAGAAGGCGTATAAAGAGGCATGAGCGCAAAGAGTTCTAAGAGTGCGCTGCAGTCTGGCCTCGACGAATTGGCGGGTAAGCTCGATTTCGAGGCGGGCAAGCTCGCGTCGGCAGTCGCCAGCCAGCCCAAGCTCTACTTCCAGGCTTGCCGTTTGCGCGTGCAAAGGACGCGGGCGCGCATGAAGTGCGAACTGCTGCTGAAGGCCGCCCGGGCCGACGCCGCCTTGCGGGCGCGCGCTGATAGCCCGGGGGCTTTGACCGCCCAGCTAGTACAGGCCCACGTCGATAGTGACGAGACGGTGCAGCGGCTGGAAGAGGAGCTGCTTCTCCGGGTTGCCGAGGAGGAGGAGGCTAAGATGCTTGTCGAGGCGTTCCGGCAGAGGAGGGAGTGCCTCGCCGTAGTGTTGGAGCAGAACCTCGCAGAGATGGGCGCCGGGGCGGTAAGGGCCAAGCTGCGCGCAAAGTACCCAGGGAGGTAGATGGTGAGTTGGCTTGAATCCGCGTACAATTTGGCCGGCATTACGGTTGCGCTCGCCCTGATTTGCTTTGGGGTAGGAGCGGTGCTCGTAGTAGCCATTCGTACATATTGGGCGATGAGGGTGGCCTATTGGCACCTCACGCAAGGCAGGAACGACCACGAGCAAGCGGTGCTGCCCCAGAACCAGCAGCCCGATTTGCGTACTCACCGGTCCTTGAAGCAAGGCCGGGCCGACTACGAAAGGAGTGAATGATGGACTGGAAAGCGAAGACGAGGGACCAGATCAAGAAGAGGCAGACCGGGGGCCGCTTCAAGCTCGCGGAAGGGGACAATATTATCCGCGTTCTTCCGAACCCCAAGGGGCTCGACCACGCGCCCTTTATCGAGTACTTGATCCACCGCGACGTGGGCCCAGACCACAGGATGGTGCGCTGCGGGAAGAAGCTCGACCGCTCAGGCAAGTGCTGGCTGTGCGGCCAGATCGACAGGATGCAGAGCAGCGGCAACGCGCGGAAGATGCAGGTGGCCGCGGCCATGGCGCCGAAGGAGGAGATGGTGCTTCAGGTAGCGGCGATGAATGAGCGGACGGGGAAGCTCGAAGGGCCGATGGTCTGGCAGCTCAATTCATCCGGCGGGCGCTCGATTGGCATTAAGCTGCAGACTCTGCTGGCAAAAGAAGGGCGGTCGTACGAGCACCCGGTGAAGGGGCGCAATCTCCTGGTCACGCGCACCGGGACGGGCCTACAGACCCAGTACAGCGCCTTCGAGCCCGACGAGGAGCCGTCGAAAGTCGATCAGAAGATCCTACAGGCCATGAAGCCTTTGGAAAGCCTTGTGCCGGCCTACAACGAAGAGGAGCAGAAGGCCGCCTTCTACGGGCGCCAATCGGCTGCAGCTGCAGACGAGCTGGCGGAGGAGGACGAGGACGTGGACGAGTTGCTTGCCGGTGAGGACGGAGAGGAAGAGGAGGAAGAGGCGCGGCCGAAGAAGAAGACGAAAGCCAAGCGCGTCGAGGAAGAGGACTCCGAGGACGAGGAGGAGGAAGAGGACTCCGAGGACGAGGAGGAGGAAGAGGAC